GACCATGACGTGAGCAAAGAGATCGGCCACATTGGCACGTTTGAATTCAAGCATGAGCACACCTGGATCGTCAAAGAGGAAATGGAAAAAGAGGCAAGCTGATGGCACTCACCACATACAACGAGCTAAAAACATCAGTTGGCGATTGGCTCAACCGCACCGACCTGACAACTGTTGTCCCAGACTTCATTGCGCTGGCCGAGGCTCAGATTGAGCGTCAACTGCGCACCCGGCAGATGATCGTGAGATCCACGGCATCGATTGCCACTGAGTACAGCGCGGTGCCTGATGATTTTCTGGAGACAAAGTCCATCAAGCTCACCGGCACAAACCCCGTCACGCCTTTGGGCTTTGAGACGATTGATTCACTCGACAACCTTAGTGTGCAGTACCGATCAAGTGGCGTGCCGATCTTCTTTGGCATTGTTGGAGGCCAGATCCGAGTGCTGCCAATCCCTGACGCTGCCTACACCGCAGAGCTTGCGTATTACGCAAAGTTGACCAAGTTGTCATCTACCGTGGCAAGCAACTGGCTGCTGGCTCAAGCGCCTGACGTTTACCTCTATGGCGCCTTGCTCCAGGCTGCGCCTTACCTGCAAGATGATGCGAGAATCACAGTATGGTCAGCGCTGTATCAGGCGGGGCTTGATCAGTTGCAGATTGCAGATGATCGAGGTTCAACCAGTGGCGGTGCATTGCTGACCAGGGCAAAAACATTTGGGTGATTGAATGGTAACGACAACTAAAGGCGAGATGGACGAGTCACTGCTAGAAAAGCGTGAGGGGTCCATTGATACTGATACCGAGACAACGAGCTGGGTTGAGTATTGGCATGATGGTGAGTTGGTCCATCGATCAGTCAACATGGTGCTTAAGCGCGGCGTCTTTGCCGAAGGCATCAGTCAACCAATTTGAGCAGATATGTCTGGAAAGCCAAAGCAATCAGAGCTTGAAAGGTTTATGTCTCATGTGCATAAACACGAATCTGGCTGCTGGCTGTGGACTGCATATTGCATGAAGAGTGGATATGGATTTTTTAGAAATTTAACAAGACATGAATTGGCGCATAGAGTTTCATATCGTTTATTCATTGGACAACTTGATGCAAGAGACGTGATGCATAAATGTGATATGCCTAATTGCGTCAATCCAGAACATCTTAATCTGGGTACCAGATTGGAAAATATGCAAGATGCAAAACGCAAAGGAAGAATGCGTATTGGTCAAAGTCATGGGAGATCAAAGTTGACTGAGGAGCAAGTTAACTTGATAAAGAAATCAAGTAAATTGCAAAGAGAAATAGCTGCGGAGTTTGGGATCACTCAAGGCCATGTAAGTTGTCTAAAATTAGGCAAACAATGGCAACATCAAAATGTGAATTGGGCATAGCCCAAGAAGGGAACCATCATCGCAAACACTCAAGCCCTTTGTACCAGTTTCAAGGGTGAGCTGCTTGTCGGCCACCACAACTTTGGCACTGGCGTTGTCCGAGCTGCCACCACGGCAGACACTTTCAAGGCTGCCCTTTACCTAGCAAGCGCCACCGTCAATGCGTCCACCACGGCCTACAGCTCCACTGGTGAGGTGACTGGCACAGGGTACTCTGCTGGCGGTGTCACAGTGACTTTTGGCACGGCTCCAAGCACGTCTGGAACCACTGCATTTGTCACGCCTAGCGCCAGCATCAGCTACAGCTCAGTGACCCTCTCAACGGCCTTTGATGCGGTCCTGATCTATAACTCAACCCAGTCAAACAAGGCAGTCAGCGTCCACACTTTCGGCAGCCAGACCGTGACTGCTGGAACCTTCACGCTGACCATGCCAACCAATGATGCAAGCACTGGCCTGATCCGGCTGGCGTAACGCAGGGGCAGCACCATGGCTGCTTACGGCACAGGTTATTACGGCCTTGGCGTCTACGGCATAGGAAATGTCGTTATCAGTGGCAACCAGGCCACTGGCGCCGTTGGCAGCGTCTTAGCCGACAGATCAATTCAAGAAGATGGGACCATTGCCACCGGCAATGTCGGGACCGTCACACTCACCATCACCATTGCCATCACGGGCAATGCAGCCACTTGTGCCGTTGGCACGCTGGCGCCAGATTCATCCCAAGCAGTCACAGGCAATGCGGCCACACTGGCCGTGGGCACTGTCGCGCCTGCTGGGTCAATCGACCTCAGTGGCAATGCGGCCACTGGTGCAGTTGACTCTGTTGGGGTAACCCGGTCCACGGCCACAACTGGCAACGCTGCCACTGGTGCTGTTGGCACTATGTCGGCAGAGGTGATCTCTTTTCAGGCCATCACAGGTGTTTCTGGGACTGGTGAAGTTGGCAGTGCGTCAAACGTCATTGAGGTTGCGATAATCGGCAACGAGGCAGTTGGATCTGCTGGGGTAATGGTTGGGTTTGGATGGGGATCAATCCCAGACACGTCTGAAACCTGGACCGCCCAGTCAGATACACCAGAGACGTGGGCGCCAGTGTCCGACACGGCAGAGACATGGACTCCAGAGTCAGACACCAGTGAAACCTGGACGCAGATCACAGACAATTCAACATCGTGGCAACAGGCCGCATAGGGGTAAAAAATGGCAGATACGACAACGACCAACCTTTTATTGACCAAGCCCGAGGTGGGGGCCAGCACTGACACTTGGGGAACCAAGATCAATACTGACCTTGACAGCGTTGACGCAGTCTTTGCGGCTGCTGGAACAGGCACCAGCGTTGGCTTGAATGTCGGAGCTGGCAAGACGCTGGCGATTGGAGGTTCACTGACCAACAGCGCAGGCACAGCCAACGGCGTTGCCTATCTCAATGGCTCAAAGGTGGTGACTACGGGTAGTGCGTTGGTGTTTGATGGGACTAATCTTGGTGTTGGTGTTAGCCCTGCATCTGATGGAGCTATTCATGTTCATCGTGCTGGAGCATCTTTCCCTACAATAAAAATTACAAATGGGACAACTGGAACAGCAAATCTTGATGGTTTTGATTTGATATGTGGGTCGGGTGGTGAGGCTTATGTTTATAACCGTGAAGCACAACCATTGCTTTTCGGCACTAGCAATACCGAGCGTGCTCGTTTCAACTCCACAGGCGCATTGGTCTTTGCTGGTGGAACAACTACGGCAAATGGTATTGGCATCACCTTCCCCGCAACTCAATCAGCATCATCTAACGCAAACACGCTAGATGATTATGAGGAGGGGACTTGGACGGTACAACTTCAAGATGTTAGCAATAACAATGCAACAATGGAAGCGGGTTTTAATACTGCAAACTATGTAAAAATTGGAAGACAAGTTACTGTTTGCGGTGTAATTTATACATCTTCTGTAGCTGGTTTAAGCGGTGGTATTAGAGTATCTGGATTACCATTTGCAGTTGGAACTGGTAACCAATTTAGAAGTGCTGGAGCAACTTCATCTGAACAATTGTTAAATATCACATCGGGACAAAAGATAAGTGTTTTAATATATTCTGCAATTTCAACAAAATTTGAAATTTACATTAGCAATAGTGCTGCTGGCGGCACTCAAATGACAGCCGCAGAATGGTCAAATGATGGATTTGCTCAATTTAACCTAACTTACTTTACAGATTAACTGCATTGGATTAACCAAAGGAACCACCATGTCACTCACCAAATCAACCGCTGTTGACCAAATCACCGTCACCGAAAACGGTGCAGTTTTCTATCGTGAGGTGACTCGCATCATGGAAGATGGCAACGAACTCAGCAAGACCTTTCATCGCAATAGCCTCACGCCGGGGCAAGACTTAACGGGCGTTCCTGCCAATGTCGTTGCTCATTGCAATGTGGCTTGGACTGCTGAAGTCATTGCAGCATATCAAGCGGCACAAGCTGAAAGCATTGGCGCTTAATGTCTGACTCTACTGAGACCAGGCTGGCGGTGCATGAGGCCATTTGCACAGAGAGGATGAAATTCATTTCTGACTCTCTTGCAAAGGGGTCAGAGCGCATGACCAAGATCGAGTATTTGCTCTACGCTGTGATCGTGGCCGTCTTGCTTGGCCCTGGTGCTGCTGCATCACTCTTTGCAAAGATCTTTGGTTTGTAAGATGTGGACCCAATCAGCATCCTGCTTATGGCCTCTAGCGCATTCAGCGCTATCAAGCAGGGCATTGCCACATACAAGGACGTTAAGAATACTGCTGGTGACGTTAAAAAGATTGTCAATGTGATCGCTGGCATGTTTGGGCCAAACCCAACCAAAGAGCAGAAAAAGCAAATTGTTGCAGAGCAAAAGCGAGTGCAAGAGGTTGCTGCCTATGACCCCAACGCAGTCATGGGAGACATTGCAAAGCGCCTTGGTGAATTTATGCGGCATATGCAGCAGATCCAAGACTACTACCATGAGGAAGAGCGCAAGTCCAAAGAGGAAGTCTATGACGGGGCAGACTCTCTGGCAGAGCGTGCCTTGC